CGACTTGGAGTCCTAGTTTCAGTTGGTATGGCTAGGTACCTTCGGGTGCGGGTCCGAAAGGCTCAGCGGTTCAAATCCGCCCGGTCGCCACAAAGCGGGATAGTGAAGCGGTATCACGCCGGGCTCATAATCCGGTATGACGGGTTCAAATCCCGTTCCCGCCACGCAGGGAAGACACGCATAGCAAATAAGCCCACCGGGCAGGCATGAGGGTAGGCGGGGCGTGTCATTCACGAGTTGGTTGCTCGTGACATGTGGAATTGGTGAAGTGGTATCACGGCTGCTTTGGGTGCAGGCGTCGGGCGTTCGATTCGTCCATTCCGCACGGGGGAAGGTTGCAGGTTCAAATCCTGTCAGCTATCACGGTCCTAGGGGGTAGCTGTAGCTCAATGGGTAGAGCACCCCGTTTGCCCGTTTAGCCCAATTGGCAGAGGCGCATGTCTTAGGAACATGGCGATAGGGGTTCGAGTCCTCTAACGGGTACAAAGTCAGTTCACGATGTCTCACCAACGGAAATGGATTGGCTCAGAGGTGGAGTTTAGGCCAGAACTCCGGCCCCAAGTGATCGGGTGGTTCCGATAAACAGGGCGGGCGGTATGGGTTCAAGTCCCATCACCTCACTGTGACTGTAGCTCAATGACCAGAGCATCGGGTTGTGATCCCGAAGGTTGGGGGTTTGAGTCCCCTCGGTCACCCCACTTACTCATCACGGAGGATTCTTGATTAAGCGCATTGCCCTGCTGGCAGCCCTGGCGCTGCCCACTCTCATTGCCGCTTCCCCGGCGCAGGCCGCTACGTCATGCACGGTCTACCAGCGAACGCCGGTCTACTCGAACGGCACGGTGTCATCCACTGCCGAGGTGGACTGTTTCAACTCCGGATCCATCGGCGTCTACATGGAGTCTTGGCTTACTCGCGATAATGTCCAGGTGGATCACATCTACGGCTATGGCGGCGCTACCGATTACGGCTACTGGGAGCGTGTTGTGTCCGCTCCGAACATGGCAGGCAATCAGCAGTGGTGTGCGTCCACGGTCGTCACGAATGCCAGCGGAACGGTTCTTGATTCCGACAATGCGTGTGAGTCGCAGTCCTGGTTTGCACGATAGGGGAGGGTCTATGTAATGCCGTATCGCGATGATGGGACGTGGGAAGCCCCCGAGTACTCCCTTGGCTGGTCCGCCTGTCTCTGGATTGAAGAGTGGTGTGTGCATGGCCCTGGAGACGTACAAGGGCAGCCGGTTCACCTGCTTACTCCGGACGAGAATGGATGGCGTGATGTAGAGTTTGCCCGCTTCATTGTTGACGCCTACGAGATTGACAAATTCGGAAAAAGGCGCGTTGACCAGGCATTTCTCAGCCGGCCCAAGGGTCGGGCGAAATCCGAATTGGGTGGCTTCATTGGCTGCTATGAGGCTTCTGGCCCTTGCCGATTTGATTATTGGGATGAGAACGGAAGCCCTGTCGGCAGGCCGGTAACCGTTCCCTACATTCGCATCATGGCGACCGAGGAAAACCAGGCTGGCAACGTCTACGACGTGATCAGGTTCAACTATGAGCATGGGCCTCTAGCCGAGGTTCCGGGCATTGATGCCGGTCTTACTCGCATCATTCTTCCTGACGGTGGCGAGATTACTCCGTCCACCGCTACCGCCGCTTCTAAGGACGGTGGAAAAGAGACGTGGGTCTGTTACGACGAAACGCACCTATGGCTTACTCCAGAGCTTAAGCGCACTTATACAACCGTCCGGCGAAACCTGGTAAAGCGGAAGGCTGCCGAGCCCTGGAGTTTGGAAACCTCCACCATGTATGCACCTGGCGAGAACAGTGTCGCCGAGGCCACTCACGAGTATTTCAAGCAAGCTCGCGAGGGTTTGATTGATGGCGATGGATTGCTTATGGACCATCGTGAAGCGCCTTGGGTGAACATCAATGATGACAAGGCTCTCAAGGACGCTTTGATCCATGTCTACGGCTCTTTCGCCAAGGTCATGGACATCAACCGAATCATCAAGGAGATTCGCAACCCGCACACCGAGGAGGAAGACGCTAGGCGTTACTTCCTTAATCAGGTTGTCGCCGGTGTTGACCAATGGATTGATCCGACACTCTGGAAGGAATGCCTTGACGATGAGGACCCCATCAAGCCTGGCGATCAAATTGCTATTGGCTTTGACGGTTCTATCCGTGATGACGCTACTTGTTTGGTCGGTAGCCGCTTGCGGGACGGGAAGCTATTCCTACTCGGAGTATGGGAATCGGACGGTTCCGAGGGTTGGGAAGTCCCCGTATACGAGGTTGACGCCACCCTTGCCGAGGCATTCAAAACCTACAAGGTCGAATGGGTGTACGCGGATCCCATGTATTGGCAGGACATCATTGGGAAATGGGCAGCCGAATTCGGCGAGAAAACCGTATTCGAGTTCTGGACAAACAAGGAATCCCGGATGGTCCAGGCGCTAGAGCGCTTCCATACTGCCACCGCTACACAACAGCTAAAGCATGACGGCAACAAGACCATTACCCGTCACGTCTTGAATGCGCGCAAGAAGAAGGTTCGTGCGGGCACGCTTATTCGCAAGGAAACGCCTCGCAGCAAGAAGAAGATTGACGCTGCCGTTGCCGCAACTCTGGCCTATGAGGCTCGCGGTGATGCGATTGCCGATGGTCGCATGAAGAGGGCTAAGAGAAAGGTCTATGGGTTCTAAGGAGACTCTTTGCTTAATGAATTTAACGGGGGTCCACCCGAGACCACTGAGGACTGGATTACCTATCTCGACTCCAAGCTGAGTGTGCAGCGCTCACAGGCGCTCCGGTATGCCAGTTATTACGACTCCAAGAATGCAACGCTGGCCTTTGCGCAGCAGCGATTTAAGGAAGCGTTCGGGGACATGTTCACCGGTTGGACGGTTAACTTTTGTCCGCTCATCGTGGACTCGATCAGTGAACGCATCCGGGTTACAGGCTTCCGCGTGGACGACGATCCAGAGCCGAACGAAGACGCTTGGCGCATCTGGCAAGAGAACTTCATGGATGCCGACTCCAACGCCGTGCATATCGACGCTCTGGCCCTTGGAAGCGCATATGTGACCGTTTGGGTTGACGAGAAAACCGGACGCCCCACAATGACCCCAGAGAGCGCCACGGACGTCTACGTACAGTACGAGCCTGGTTCTCGCCGGAACGTGTCTGCGGCCATCAAGAGGTGGCGTGACGACTGGGGAACGGAATACGCGACCCTATGGACTCCGGATGAGGTATTCACCTCCAAGGCGCAACGAGCTGCCGCCAACAACAGGCTTAAGTGGGAAGAGGCGAAAAAGGAAAACAACCCCCTAGGGGTTGTTCCCGTGGTTCCTCTGATGAATCGCACGCGCTTGCGGCGTGACCCATTCTCGGAGCTTGAGCCGATTATCCCGCTGGCCGACGCTATCACAAAGATTTCCGCCGATGCCCTTGTGGCGAGTGAATATGCTGCCTTCCCACAGAGGTATATAGCGGGTATCGAGGTTGAAACGGAAGTGGACCCGGACGGCCGTACTCGGGCCAAGTCTCCGTTCCAAATCGCTATTGACCGCCTGCTTATGGCCGAGGACCCCAATACCGTTTTTGGTCAGTTCCAGGCAGCGGACTTGGGTAACTATGTGAAGCTTATTGATAATTACGTCGCGAGCATCGCAGCAATTACCCGCATCCCATTTCACTACTTCCTCATCGGTCGTAATGGACAGCCGCCGTCAGGTGACGCTATTACTTCCGCCGAGGCGGGTCTTGTCGCTAAGGCGAAGGAAAGGCAACTCCATTTCGGAGAGTCGTGGGAAACCGCGATGCGCCTCGCTTTCAAGGTGATGGATGACCCACGAGCCGAAGCTATGGGGGCCGAAGTCATTTGGGCCGACCCTGAGTATCGGTCACAGACTGCTCTTGTTGATTCAGCCGTCAAGCTTGCTGCTGGATTGCAAGTACCTCTTCCCCAGCTCTGGGAGGACGTTGGCTATTCGCCACAGCAGATTGAGCGCTTTGACGACCTTCGTGAAGTGGATAGGAAGCTTGCGAAGGAAACAGCGGAGCTGCAAATTCAGACCGCCACGGCCATTGCAGATGCCGCCCCTGACCCCACCAAGCCTACCGGTGGTAAGTCGAATACTCCGAAAAACTCTACCTCCGCTAAGAAGCCGACAGGCAACTAGCGTCCGACATGGAATGAGGAATTTGAATGTCTAACACTGAGAACGAGAACACTCCGCCCGTCAATGACAATGACCCAGGCTCGAACCCTTCCGAGGGCGGGAAGCCGGAGCAGGGCACCCTTGAATGGTATAAGGCAGAGGCGGAAAAGTGGACCGCGCTTAGTCGTAAGCATGAAGATGCGGAGAAGAAGCTCCGCAAGGAGGTCAACGACCTCCGAACCGCGTCCATGTCGGACGCCGAAAAGGCCATTGAGAAGGCTAAGCAGGATGGGGCGAGTGAGACCCTGCGGAAGGTCACTGACCGTCTTGTGAAGGCCGAGCTTAAGGCCCATGCCGCCGAGAAGGGCGCGACCCTTCCTGATCTGGACGCACTAAATCTGGCGAAGTTCGCCACCGAGGATGGCGATCCGGACGAAGAGGCGATTGCAAAGTTTGTCGATTCCCTGGGCACCTCGAAGAACCGTTTCCCCTCCGGTAAGGATCTGGGGATTGGTCGTCAGGGTGGTGACTCTCGTCCTAAGCAGTGGACGCGAGCGGACCTCCAGGGAAAGACGCATGCCGAAATTGTTGAAGCCCGCGAGAAGGGTCACCTAGACACCATTCTTGGTCGGGATAATTAGAGGAGGTAAGCCGACTTGGCTACTATTTTTGATGCCGGTGAGCGCGCCGCGCGTTTTGTACCGGAAATTTGGATCTCCGAAATCTTCATGGCGAAGGAAGCGGAGCTTATTGTGGGCTCGTCTCTGGTCGTTAATCGCGACTATGAGGGTGAGATTCAGCGAATGGGTGACACCGTTCGTATCCCAACTATTCTCGATCCGTCCATTGCTGACTACGACCCAACTACGGGTATCACGATGGCCCTGGACGAGAACACTGGTTCGTCTCTGACTTTTGAAATTGAGAAGTCGAAGATGTTCCAGTTCCGCGTTGAGGACATCACGCGCGTCCAGTCGCAGATTGGCAACACCTATATGCCGCATGGTGTTCAGCGTGCGGGCCGGAAGCTCGCTGAGGCTTCCGACGCTTATGTTGCCGAGAAGATTGCGGCTGCGGTTCCGACTAACGCCGGTTCTCGTTACCAGGAGATTGACCTCTCCGCTTCGGGTACCCCCGACAAGCTTTATAAGCAGATTGTTGGTTTCAAGGTTGGCCTGGACAAG